AAAATATGTGTTGTGCATGCTCACCCTATACGTCAACGGGGAGGGTTCCTGCTTTGTCGGTGTCTCGCAACTAGCCGATGACTGCGAGCTTGCGATCGAGACAGTGCGAAAGCGGCTGGCCTTCCTCGAACAGATCGGGGCCGTTGCCCGGTTCGCCCAATGGCTCGACGAACACGGACGGCGAAATGGTGATGGACGCGGAAGGCGCACGTCAGACGATATTCGCCTTCTGATAGATGCCGACATTGACGCGATCGAGGCGCGGGCTCAGGAAAAAATGGGGGGTGACGACGAGTCGTTAGCCCCCCCCTCAGCTAGGGGGCAAAATGAGTCGGATTCCCGCCCAGAAAACGAAGGGCAGGAGTCTATTAGCCCCCCAACTAGGAGTCTATTAGGAGTCTACCAGCCTACTAACTGCGTGGGGGGCCTGACTCTTGAACCTGAACCTGAACCTGAACCTGAATCTTCCCCCTACCCCCTTCGCGACCCGCTTGGGGGGCTACGCCCGTTCGCCGACCGCTATCCGATCCCGATCAGCGACATCGAAGCGACCGAGACCCTGTGGAGCGCGCTCAGCGAGACCGAGCAGGACGAGGTTCTGGTCGCCTGCGACGGCTACGCGGCCTTCCTCAAAGGCAATCCGAAACGCGCAGCCATGGACGCCCATCGATGGCTCGCGAAACGGTCATGGGTTGGCTACGTCGACCACGGCCGCAAGGAAGGGGGCCAGCGGTCAAGAGTCGAAATTTGCGAAGGCACGCCGCAATGGACTGCGTTGGAAGTTTATTACGGATGCTGCGGCCAAACTATTCCAGGCGTCTCCCCGTTGGCAAAGCCGGGTACGCGACGCACCTGGATGGTCAGCGAGTGGCCGCCGGTTGGCCGCGATCTCAATCCCGATCGGAGCACGTGGTCGAAAGTCTACGAGGGTAGCGGCCAATTTGCGGCTTGGCTGCGTCGACTGCGGGAAGGTTCGGTAAAGGCTATCAGCCTGCGCACTGAGCCCAAAGACGGAAAATACGTTCGATATTTGCTGGTGCCCTGCGAATGGCCGCCCCCGAAAGGCGGAGCCGATCCATCGGCCGAACTGACCGACGAGGACGCCCGCGAATTCCTGCAAAACCGTTGAGGCAATCATGGACATGGCACTTCCGAGCGCGGCGCGGCAATTGGCGGAAGAGGCGGCACATCAGGCAACCGAACGCGCGAGGCGGGCCATGAGCGATGCCCGAGAAACCCGGAAAAGCTGGTACGTCGTTCACAACGCCGCCGGCAACGACAAGCGGGCGCTCGATCTGCTCAACCGTTCCTCCTTCGAGGTCTACTATCCGGCGGTCGCCACCATGCGGTTGGTGCCGAAGAACAAGCTCAGCCAAAAGCAGCGCCGGAGCATGATCCCGTTCTACACGCGCATCCTCACGCCGTTCTTCCCGCGCTATTTTTTTGTGCATTTCGACCTCGCCCGCGGCGACTGGCACGACATCTTCGCCATGGCGGGCGTCCACGGGATTTTATTCACCGATGATTCGCCCAAGCCGCTGCCCGCGCCCGTGCCTGATCGGGTGATTGCCGGCATCCAGGCGTGCGAAATCGATGGCGCCATTCCGGCCGCGACCCGAACCCAGGAATTCGCCTATCGCATTGGCGATAGGGTTAAAATCACCGATGGTCCGCTCGCTGGCCACAACGCGGTTGTGGACAAACTCCCAAAATGTTGCCTCGCGGACCTTGACGAATGTTCCAGATTGGAGTTGCTTGTGTCACTCTTCGGACGTAAGACCCTCGTCGAGATTGCGTTGTCCGATATCGAAAAGCTGTAAGCGCGTCAAAGGTTCCCAGCCACGCAGATAGCCACGCAGACAACCACGCGTCTAACCACGCGAAGTGCAACGCAATTGTTTTGATTTTGGCCCTGGAACCTTTCGGGGCCTTTTGCTATATGAACAAACTGGAATCTTTTGGAATCGCCAAGGTGCCCGTCCTCGCCAACGAAACGCACGAGCGGTATTGCCGGCTGCGCGCCATCCTGGTGCCGCCTCGCGCGGCCGTGAAATCGTTGGGCCTCAAGGCCACATCCGGCGTTGCCACCAAGCTTGAGCACAACAAGGCGATTCGCCAGCGTATTGCCGAACTCACAGCCCTCGACGATGTGATCGTGCGGGAGAAGCGCGAGCAAGTGGATCGCGCCCTTTCAGCCATTGCCTACGGTGACGGGTCCGAGTTTCCCGGTAGTCGCAACCGTCTCGACTGGCCACACCGGCTCGGCGCGATCTCGCAACTCCGCGATATGCACGGCTTCAAGGCGGCCGAGAAGCGCGACCTTACGATCCATGCTGCAACCGACCGATTGACCGACGATGAACTTGCCAATATCGCCGCAGGAGGCGGCCAAGGCGCTCCTGCAGCGCCGGTCGATCCGTAAGAATCTCGCCGAGTGGTGTCGGTTCTGCGGCTACGAACCGGCCGCACATCATCGGTTGTTGATCTCCAAGCTCGAAGCGTTGACGCGAGGGGAGATTGCCAAACTCCTCCTGTGCATGCCGCCGGGTAGCGCCAAAAGCACCTACTCGTCGATCCTCTTCCCGCCGTGGTTCTTCGCCAACAACCCGACCGCGATGATGATCGCGGCATCTCACACGACTGAGCTGGCGGAGAAGTGGGGCCGCCGGGTTCGCAACCTGATCGCCGATCATTCGTTCGCGCTCGGCATCGCGCCGAGTTCGGACAGCCAAGCCGCCGGCCGCTGGGCGCTCGATCAGGGTGGCGAGTATTACGCGGCTGGCGTGCAGACCGCGATCGCCGGCTTCCGCGCGGACCTCGCCAACATCGACGACCCGATCCGATCGCGTGAGGACGCCGATTCGCAGAACGTTCGCGATCGGATCTGGGACTGGTACAAGTCCGACCTCTCGCCGCGCTTGAAGCCGAATGCTCGTGTGATTTTGACGCAGACCAGATGGCATGAGGCGGATTTGGCCGGCGAGGTTCTTCGCGAGATGGAGAACGGCGGCGACAAATGGGAAATCCTGTCGCTTCCCGCCGAGGCCGAAGAGAACGACCCGCTTGGACGTAAGCCGGGCGAGTGGCTGTGGGACGACGAATACGGCTACGGCCAGTTCCTTCGCCACGAGAAGGCGACGCAGCTCCCGCGCAACTGGTCGGCGCTCTATCAGCAGCGGCCGTCACCTGAGACCGGCGACTACTTCAAGGACGAGTGGCTCAAGCCTTACGACAAGGCGCCGGCCCGCGAGACGCTTACGGTCTACGGCGCGTCGGACTACGCGGTCACATCGGACGGCGGCGACTACACGGTTCACGTCGTCGTCGGGATCGATCCGGCCGAGAATGTCTACGTGCTCGACGTTCGACGCGCACAAGCGTCATCCGACGTGTGGGTCGAATCGTTCTGCGATCTGGTGCTCGAATGGAAGCCGCTCGGATGGGCGGAAGAGCAGGGCCAGATCAAGTCGGGCGTCGGGCCATTCATCACGCAGCGCCAGCGCGAACGCAAAGCGTGGGTCGCGCGGCAACCATTTCCGACCCGCGGCGACAAGGCGGTGCGGGCACAATCGATCCGCGGCCGCATCGCGCTCAACGGGCTCTACGTGCCGATTCATGCTCCTTGGTATGCGGCTCTGCGCTCTGAGATGCTCAGCTTCCCGGCCGGCAAGCACGACGACCAGGTCGACGCGCTCGGGCTGATCGGACAGTTGCTCGACATGATGACGGCGGGCCGCAAGCCGCGCGAAGAACGAAAGCCGAAGCGCGATGCCTATGCCGATCGAGACGACGACCGCGGGAGTGATTCGCTGGTCACGCTGTGAGTAAACGGATGGAGATTACCCCAATGTTCAGCGGTCGGGTGTCGTCCACGACGATCAATCTTGCGCAGCGGACAGTGGGCCTGCTGCTGCAGGAAAACCGCTACGGTCATTCGGCGATGCGTGAGATCGATCCCAAAGCGCCGTTTGTGTGCTTGCTACCGGAATTGACTGGTCGTGGATTAGTAGAACTTACCTCTGCTGAATTCATCAGGTTGGCTGGTGCGCCTAAGATGAGGTCGACGCCAGAGTTCACCGACTACATCGAACCTAACGAAAACCCGCACTATCCGATTTGATGCGATCCGCCCCCTTCGCCATCGGCTTCGCCCTGATGGTCGCCTTCGTGTCGGGCTGGGGCGGTGCTGCCACCACCCCGCGCTGGGATGTGTTCGCGCTGATCGCCGCCGTTCTGTTCTTCACGCCGCCCGGCCGCATGACGCAAGCGCACTGGCTCGGCCTTACGATCGCGACGTGGCTTTTGCTGACCCTCGCATGGACCGTCTCACCGCTCGACGGCACCGACTCCGCCATCAAGCTGATCTGTGTCGCCGTAGCGTTCGCGTGGGGCGCGGCGCTGCTCGATCTGGTCCCGTTTATCCGCGGCGCCGCCCTCGGCGTGACGGTGTCGAGCCTGATCGCCATCGCGCAATGGTACGGCTGGCATCCGGTCGAGCAATACGGCGAGCCGAGCGGGCTGTTCTACAGTCAGAACCGGCTTGCCGAGGTCGCGCTGATCGTGTTTGCCGCCGCGCTGGCGTTGCGGCAGTGGTGGTTCATCCCCGGAATCGTGCCGGCGCTCGTGCTGCCCTACGAGCGGGCGGTGTGGATCGGTGCGGCAATTGTGCTCGCGATATGGGGCTGGCAACGGGCGGATGGGTTCTGCCGGTTCGTGCTGGCCGCGAGCGCCGGGTGGATCGTCGTCGGGCTCGCGATGACCGCGTCGCTCTGGCGGACGTCGCAATTCGGGTTCGAGGGCATCGCCGAGCGGCTCGCGATCTGGAGCTTTGTTGTCCATCACCTGTCGGTGTTCGGCCATGGGCTCGGCGCCTTCGTCAACGACGGGCCGCTGCTCGCCTGGCCGGTCTCGCCCGGATCGCACATCGATTACGTCTCGCGAGCGGAGCATCCGCATAATGAATGGCTTTGGCTCGCGTATGAGGGCGGCGCCGTCGCTGTTGCACTTGCTGTCGGGTTCTCCGTGGCGGTTTGGCGCGCGTGCGATGACGGGCTGCGCCTCGTCCTGGTCGCGCTGTTCATCGTCTCCTGTCTCGCAATGCCTTTCCATGATCCGGCAACGATCGGAGTGGCGGTTGTTTGTGCGGGCTTTGGTGTTGGGGCTCGTCGTCGCATTCGCCTTTCGGATGACATCCGCGGAAGTCCACTACGCGCGTGGGTGGAAGGCGGACGTGGCCGTGGCGGAGAGCATGTCGGAGCTTGCGACGGCGGCGAGGCTCTACCCGTTCCTGCGGCGGTTTCGTGAGGCGCCGGAGTTGCGCGAGAAGGTGTTGAGGGAGAGCGGCAAGTGACCTCTCCCGTCACCATCGGCGACGCCACGCTGTACCTGGGCGACTGCAGGGAAATCTTGCCTTCGCTGCCGAAGGTGGATGCCGTGGTAACGGACCCGCCGTTCGGCGTCAATTTCAAATACGAAAGCCACGATGATGATCCGGATGCCTATCCGGAGTTGATGCGGGGCGTCGTCGCACAGATTGAGCGGCTGCGTGGCGATGGCCCCGCCGTCGTTTGGCAGGGAATGCCAAACGCCGACCGGTGGCATGAATGGTTTCCACGAGGATTCCGGATATTTGCGGCGTGCAAGAGTTTTGTTCAGTTCAGGCCGACGCCGATTCAATTTTCATGGGACCCGGTTATTTTTTGGGGCCGACCGCGAACCGATCCGTCTGTCGATGTGAAAGATTATCACCTGCAAATGTTGGCACCGTTCGGCGCTGGCCGCGTTCGCATAGACCATCCGTGCCCCCGACCGATTGAACAAGTTGAGTATGTCGTGGAGTCCTTCGTTCTTCGCGGCGAAACAATCCTCGACCCCTTCATGGGCTCCGGCACCACGGGCGTTGCCGCCATCAAGCTCGGCCGCAAGTTCATTGGCATTGAAATCGAGCCGAAGTATTTCGACATCGCCTGCCGCCGGATCGAGGAAGCCACCCGGCAGCCCGACATGTTCATCGAACGGCCGAAACCGATGGTGCAGGAGGCGTTGATCTAATGTCCTCCACCACAACCCACCCCAACAACGCCCGGATCAAATTCCGCGGTCGCAAGGAGCGCGAGATGGCCAAGACGACGATGCCGGCCCATGTCGATCCGAAGATGCCGCCCGGATCGATGAAGACGCCAAAGGCCGCCAAGATGCAGGGGCCGAAGTACGGCAAGCGCGTGCGCAAGCGGGCGCGGAGCGCGTTCAAGCGCGGGCTGATCTCGGAAAAGGCGATGGCGAAGCATATGGGCGGTGAGTGATGCCCGAGCCTGCCGCAACTCCCGACGCAGCCGGCCCACAGCCGAAGGCCGCGCTCAACTATCGCCTGGGCGGCGATCACTGCCATGTCTGCATGTACTACACCGAAAACGCGGACGACGTTGAAAACGGAACATGCACCCGCGTCACGCCGCCGAATGTCTCGGGTCACGATCTCTGCGACGACTTCAAGCGCGCCGCGCACATGCGTGAAGAGACTGGTGAGGACGAGAAGCGAGCCGATCCGATGGTCGATAGCCTGCAACGCCGCGGCATGATCTCCGACAAGGCGATGGCCGGCCTGCGCGGGCGCGATTACTGACGTGAGCGTTCCCAACGTGATCGTCGATCTGGCGCTGCTGGTCATCGCGATCTTCGCCATGGCGAACGCTCCCTGATGCCGCAAGACGAGTGGGACGCCTACGACACCGAGCTGGCCGACGATCCTGACGAATGGCGCGACGAATGCGACGATCCAGCCCGAGAGGATTTTGCCGAATGACGCTCGCTTGGCTCGGCCGAACCGTGTGGAACAAGGGCGTGTTTCCGCTCGTGCTGCTGACCGCAATCGCGCCGCTGGTCGTGATCGTCGCGCTGTATCTGATCGTGACGCGCGATCGCTGCCAGTACGACGAGGCGTAAAGATGACCGACAACACAGCCCATCGTTTTGAGAACGAAACGTGCCGTCTGCGTTTCATTGAACGCGATGGGCGCCGCATATTGCAGCAACAATGGGAATGGTCGCAGGGCGGCGAGGGCGGAAACGAGTGGAAGGACGTTCCTCTCGTTAGTGAAGAGCCATGACGTCATATCGGTCCAAGACGGCGTTGGTGTTCGACCACGGGCTCTTTGTTGAATTGGCCATCACGCTGTCAAAGTCGTTCGGCCGCGTCCTCTATTACGTTCCCTGGGAAACCTGCGCGCCGAAGTCGAACGTGCGCGGCATCGGCGAGGGCATTGACGAGATCGAGCGCGTGCCGTCGATCTGGCCTCACATCGACGAGGTCGACCTGTTCGTGTTTCCCGACGTGTACGAGGGCGCGCTGCAGGACTATCTCGCCGGCATCGGCAAGCGCGTGTGGGGCTGCCGGATGGGCGAGGAACTGGAGCTTGACCGCGTCGCCGCGAAGGAGCACTGCCGCGGCCTCGGCATCGACATCGGCCCCTATACGGTGCTCAACGGCATCGACGCGCTGCGTGCCCACCTCAAGCGGCACAAGAACCAGTTTGTCAAGATTCCCTCGTTGCGCGGCGACATGGAGACCTTCAAGGCGGACAATTACGAGCTGATCGAGCCGCGACTCAACGAGCTGGCCCACAACGTCGCATCGAAGACGATGGAGTTCATCTGCGAGGAAGAAATCCCCGACGCGATCGAGGTCGGGTACGACGGCTATACGGTCGATGGGCGGTTTCCCAAGGAGGCGATTGTCGGCGTCGAGGTCAAGGACGAGGCGTATGTCTGCGCAACGATGGCGTACCGCGATCTTCCCGAGAGTGTTCGCGGCGTGAACAAGTGCCTTGCCGGGACGCTCAAGGCGTACAATTACCGCGGCTTTATCTCGACCGAGATCCGCGCGACCGACGACGGCAAAGCCTACCTGATCGACCCGTGCACGCGATGCGGCTCGCCGCCGAGCGAACTCTACCAGATGATGATCGCCAATCTCGCCGAGGTGATGTGGGAAGGTGCCGCCGGCATCGTGATCGAGCCGGAGTTCATCAAGCCGTTCGGCGCGCAATTGCTGCTGATCTCCGACTGGGCCGACAAGAACTGGCAACAGGTTGAGTTCCCCGGTTCGATCCGCGAGCACGTCAAGCTGCACAACCTGATGATGATCGACGGGGAATACTACGTCGCGCCGCAGTGGACCGGAAACCCGGCAGTCGGCGCCGTCGTCGCGATGGGCGACACGCAGGACGAGGCGATCGCCGAGTGCAAGCGCCTTGCCAAGATGGTCGAAGGCTACTCGATCGAGAAGCCCGAAGTAGCGCTCGACAAGGCGGGCGAGCAGTTGACGGAATTCCTCGGCGAGCAAAAGCCGAAGTCGAAGACCGAGCGCAAGGCGGCTTCGCTCGCGCAACGTGGCGCGATCTCGCCGAAGCAGCTTGCGAAGATGACTGAGAAGGAAAGCGCTTGATGTTTTCGCGGCGGTTTTTCATGAAGCTTGTGGGTGCTGCGGCTGTGACGCCGGCGGCAGCAGTGATTGCGCCGACTGAGGCTTCTGCTCTCCCGGTTGCGAATAGTATTGTGATGAAAACCGGCGGGTATCAATTCACGTCGCAAGGTGCGTGGCGCAACGATCTTTATCGCGAATACGTCCGCGAGAATCTGTTCGCGCCGTACATCGGGCCGCCTCATCCTCTTGCGAAGATGACCGCGGAGGATTGAGCCGTGGACACGACCGCATCCCCGCCCGCAGCATCGGGACAATCCGGCGCGCTGCCGGTCTCCTCGTCCAACCAGACGCACGCCAACATCACCGGCAAGGTGCCGGACGCGGCCAAGCCGCACCGTGGCCGGATGCGCAAGGGCAAGGGTGTCAGGCTGTCGTCGGATCAGCGCAGCCACGTTCGACAACTCACGGCGCGCGGACAGATTTCGCCGCGGGCGGCGGCGAGCCACGGGCTGCAGGGGAAGAAGTGATGCCGTGGGCGATCATGATTGGTCTTGTTATCTCCGGCGTAATCGGATGGCGGATTGACGTGTGGGAGCGGACGCGGCGGGCGCGGTTGAGCGTCTTGGAGCGCGACGCTGAAGACGCCGAGATGGCGGCGTGGTGATGCGCGCCCGCGAGACGCTGTATCTGCTCGCACTGTGGGCCGGGCTGTGGGCCGCGGCTGGGCTCGGCGCAGTGCTTTGGGTGCTCGGATTCCGCTGTGCCGAGGATATCGAAGATGAGCGACGGGCGGGGCATGTGGTGGGCGATCCGTGATGGGTGCCTCGCCGGCCGATGGCGGCTTCCTCGTGCTCAACGACGCGCAACTCGACAGCCTCGATCTGTTGTGCCGCATCAAGGGCGAACACCCGCGCACACGCCTTTACGCACAAAAGTCGTTGTCGCGCGAGGCGCAGCGCGTAATGAGCATCGCCAACGGGCATCCGCAGGCGACGGGCATGCTCGGCTACCACATGCGTCGAAACGACGATGGCCGCGGCGCGCTGCGGCTCGCGATGGACAAAATCAAGGCGCGCGTCTGAAACCCGCACGGAAACCTCGAACCCCCGAAAGGATAACGCCATGTTTACCAAGGACCACGTTGCCGCCCTTGTCGATAGCCTCGGCGCGCTCAACCTCGATCCGCCCGTCGAAGTCGCCGAGGCGCACAGCTTCGGTCTCGGCGTCGACATCTTCGATCCGGTGTCAGGCCAGATCATCACCGCGGCGCGTCCGCAGCGTGCCGATATCGGCCAGTCCGAAATCTTCCTCACCGCGGCGCAGGTCGCGCAGGCGGTCACTGGCGCCCGCATGACCCGGCTCCACCAGGTGCGCGCGGCCGGCTTCCCCTCACTTGAGGCCGCGGCCGAGCACGACAAGCGGGCGGCCGAGGCCGCGGCGCTCGCCGCCAAGCAGGCCGACGAGCGGGCGAAGCTCGATGCCGACCATGCCGAGGCCGCCGCTGCCGCCGCGCAGGCCGCGCAGCCGAAGTCTGCCGAGCCCGCCGAGACGGACGAAGCCAAGAAGGCGCGTGAGGATCAGGAAGCGCGCGACCATGTCACAGCCGAACAGTCCTTGGCTGCCGCGAGCCCGAAGCCGAAGCCGACTGCGCGTCCCTCGGTCTGATCCGCAGGCATCCCTAGCCCATGGCCTTCTCCGAAGTCTCAACGGACGAACTCGCGCGCATCGACAGCGCGCGGGTCGCCGCGCTCGGCGTCGGAGGGCGGCGACCCAACCGGCGCGCGGGTGAAGCCGCCCGCGAGCCGCTGCGCGATCCGGCCGACAAGCGCGAGCAGCCGTCCGACGACAAGGGCGAGTTCCTCCCCGTCCGCACGCTGCGCCAGCAATACGTCGACTACCTCACAACCAAGGTCGACGAGATCGAAGAGGCCAAGGAATCGCGGCGCTACTATCACGGCGCGCAGCTTACCGCCGAGCAACTGCGCGTGTTGCGCGGGCGGCACCAGCCGCCGATGGTGTGGAACCGGACCAACCGCAAGATCAACGGCATCATCGGGCTGGTCGAGCGGATGCGCTCCGATCCGAAGGCGCTGCCGCGCACGCCGAAGAGCGAGCAGGGCGCCGAGATCGCCACCCAGTCGATCCGCTACGTGCTCGACGCCAACGAGTGGAAGAGCATCGATCCGTGGTGCCTCCTGCAATGCGGCATCGACGGCATTGCCGGCGTGCAACGAGTTCTGAAGCAGGACAAGCAGGGCAACTTCAATCTCCGCATCGACTGGGTGATCGGTGATGAATATTTCTACCAGCCGAAGTCGTACCGGCTCGACTTCGCCGACTCGCGCTACGAAGGCATCGCCAAGTGGGTCGACCTCGACGAGGCGATCGAGCTTTTCCCCGAGCAGGAAGAACTGATCTCCGGAATGTTCGAGGGCGACTCGGACATGACGACCAATCCGGATCGCGACATCAAGTGGCTCGCAACCTCGACCAAGCGGCTTCGCCTCGTCGAGCACTGGTACAAGCACAAGGGCCGCTGGTGCTGGGCGTTTTACGTCTCAACCACTTTGATCGACGAGGGCGAGTCGCCGTTCTTCGACGACGAGGGCAACTCGATATCGTCGTTCGATATGTTCTCCGCCGCCGTCGATCAGGATGGCGACCGCTACGGGTTCATCCGCAACCTGAAAGGGCCGCAGGACTCCTTCAACCAAGGCAAGATGAAGATGCTTCATCTTGCCAACACCAAGACCATCAAGGCGACCAAGGGCGTCGTCGATGACGCCGAAACCGCGCGGCGCGAAGTCGCCCGGCCTGATGGATTTGTCGAGATCAATCCGGGCGGCACGTTCGAACTTCTCGACACCAAGCCGGACCTCGCCGCGTTCGCTGCGTTCACCGAGGACGCCAAAGCGGAGATGGACGCCTACGCCAATTCCAACATTGCCGCGATGGCGGGCGGCACCGGACTGATGAACATCTCGGGCCGCGCGATCGAGCTTCTCCGCCAGCCCGGCATGGCCGAGCTTGGTCCGTTCATTCTCGCGGTTCGCGGCTGGAAGCTGCGCCTCTATCGCAACATCTGGACAACCGTTCAACGCTACTGGACCTCCGAGCGTTGGATCAGGGTCAACAACAACGAGAAGCTGGCGCAGTTCATCCAGTTGAACGGGCTCGGGCTCGACCAGTTCGGCCGTCCCGCGATCGTCAACGCGGTCGGCTCGCTTGACGTCGACGTGATCCTCGAGGAAGGCCCGGACGTCGCCAGCCTGATGCAGGAATTGTCCGACGCGATGAAGGGCTATCCGCCCGGCACCTTCCCGCCGCAAGTGCTGATCGAATGCTCTAGCTTGCCGCGCTCGGACAAGGATCGCGTGCTGGCGATGCTCACACCAAAACCGCCGCCGCCCGATCCGATGGCGGAGATGGTCAAGCGGCTCGGCGTCGAGAATCTCGCGGCCGACGTCGCGCTCAAGGGCGCCAATATCGGCAAGACCCACGCCAGCGCCGAGCAGGCGCTCGCAACCGCGGAAGAAAAACGCGCGAAGGCATCGACCGAGGGCGTGCGGGCGCATGCGACGATGAGCGCAACAGACATCGCTGCGGCGGAGTTTTCACGCGATACGCTCGTACAGGCCCACCAACTCGCCAACCCGCAACCTCCGGCCGCGCCGAAACAGCAAGGATCTCAGCCATGAGACGCATGATCGTTGCGGCGGTGGCCGCGCTGTTCGCTGCGATATTCTTGCTCGGACCATCGCGGGCCGCACAGCCTTACAAGTTCATCAGCGCGGCCTCGACCAATGCGACGGTTGTATCTCCTGGCGATCACAAGGTCGTCACCGTCGTTGCGGTCAACACCACGACGACGGTCTATTACCTCAAGTTCTACGACAAATCGACGACGCCGACCTGCAATTCCGACCCGGTCAAGTTCCTGATCCCGATTCCATTCGGTGCGAGCAACGCGGGCGGCGGAGCGGTGATTCCGTTCGGTACGGATGGGCTCGATTTTACGCAGGGGTTTTCGTTCTGCATCACCGGGGGCAGCGCGGATAACGACAACACCAACGCGGCGACCGGCGTGACCGTGAGCTTCGCCGTCAAATGATGCGAACAATTGCGCTCATTCTCATCCTTGGTGCGCTCGCGCTGGCCGCGCCGGATGCGCGCTCGCAAATGACGATGATGGGAATCGGGTCGGGGAGCTTTGGCGCCGGCGTCCCTGTGACGCCATGTGTGCAGGATGGCCTCGACTTCACCAAGTCCTGCAACGCAGTCCTATATGTCGTGATCTTCCACTGAGGTCAGCCATGAAAAAACTTCTCGCATTCGCGTTCATGCTGGCCTTCACCGGCTCGGCGATGGCCGCCGACAACACGATGCTGATCACGCCTTGCGCCGCCGGCTGCGTTACGCCCAGATCGGTCGACGTTGGGGCCGGCGTTCAAGCGCCTGCAAGCGTCCTGGTAGGGACCACGGGAAGCGCGATCTACGGCACCGCCGGCACTGCGAATGCGAACGTGCTCTCCGTGCAGGGCATCGCGGCCGGAACGCCGCTATTCATCGGGGGGCCTGCGGCGACTGGTGCGGCGCTCTCCGGCAATCCTGTCCGCGTCGGCCTCAGCGACGGCACCAACGCGCAAAACTGGTTCACAGCTCTCGCCGGGCTTCTCGGCGACGGCGTCAATGGTAACAACACCGGGGCCGTCGCGCCGTGGGTTTGGAATGGCGCATCGTGGGACCGAATGCCGGGAACGGCCGCCAACGGGATTAAAGCAATCGTGACCAACGCCGGCACGTTCGCGGTGCAGGCCACGCTGGCTGCCGAGACGACCAAGGTTATCGGCACGGTCAATCAGGGCACTTCGCCGTGGGTGGTCTCGAACGGTGGCACATTCGCGGTTCAGGCGGCACAGTCTGGAACGTGGAACATTACCAACATCTCCGGCACCGTGTCTCTCCCGACCGGAGCGGCCACGTCGGCCAATCAGACGACCGAGCTTGCCTCGCTGGCCTCGATCGACACGAAAGTTGGATCGGCGATCCCGACACAGGCCACCTCAGTTCCGATCGGCGGTGTGTCGAACGACCCGTGCAGCTATGCGGCCAAGACGAACCTGCCGATCAGCTTCCAGACCACCTCCATCACTCAGCAGATCGCCCTGTCCGGATCGACCAAAATCTACGTCTGCTCGCTCTCGCTGATTGCTTCGGCCGCGACGGTGTTCTCGGTCACCGGCGGCACCGGGACGAACTGCGGAACGCCTGCCGCCCTGATCGGAACCACAAGCGCAACGCACGGCCTGTCGCTTGCAGCCAATGGCGGCATGACGCTCGGCAACGGCGCCGGGACGGTCGCGGTGACCGCGGCGGGATCGGAACTGTGTCTCGTCCAGTCTGGTGCCGGTGATCTGGTCGGAAACCTGACCTACGTTCAGCAGTAGCCATGACCATCGTCTTACGCATCCTGGCCGCCGCCCTGGCCCTGTCGCTCGCCGCGTGGACGCACGGCAATCCAACGGCGCCCGTTGGCCCCGGCAAGGTTCTCCTGGTCGATGGGGTGTCGTTCCTTCTTCTTGTCGATGGATCGAGCAAACTATGTTTAGCTTCAGGCTGCTGATCGTCGCCATTCTGGCCTTGGCCAGTCATGTCGCTAACGCGGCCGACAGCACGGTCAACGCTCTGACTGCTGCCGGCACTCTCGGCGGAACGGAACTGACCTACTGCGTTCAGGGCGGGGCGGATCGCAAATGCACCGCGACACAGATTGGGGCATTCGCCAATGGCGTGTTCAACGTGCGCACTCAATATTCTGGAAATCCTAATGGCATCGCCAGCAACAACACACCGATAAATAACGCCTTCACGGCTGCGAATGCATTTGTGTCAGGAATTCCGACCGTTTACTTCGACTGTGATACGAGTCAAACGACGTGCGTCTACAACTATTCTGGCCTCACTGGAGGCGGTGGCCTGAGCCCGGCCCAAATGCTTGTTCCGATGACAATTCTGTGCGCACCTGGGGTAACGCTCAACTACACTGGTACGACACACGCGGTTGAGAT